AGAGAATTAGGTACAGGTAAATCAAGATTAGAAGTTTCAGCAGACTTAGGTATTGACTTTGAGGTAGCACCTAAATTAGAAGTAGATCATGGTATCGAATCAGTAAGAAATGTGTTACCATATTGCTGGTTTGACAGAGAAAAGTGCAAATTAGGCATTGATGCTATGCGTCAATATCGAAAGCAATGGGATGAGAAAAACCAGGTTTTTAAAAATAAACCTTTACACGATTGGTGTTCTCATGCTGCCGATGCTTTTAGATATGGATGTGTACACGATCCTGTAACTTCTTCTGATTGGGATAGACCCATTTATGTTGAAACAAAATATCTAGTATGAAAAACGAACAAGAAATTTTATCAATATTAAATAGAGAAATTAGAGCATCATCAGGTTACATTGGTGGTGAGATTGTTAGTAGAAGAAAAAGATCTTTAGAATATTATCTTGGTAGACCTTTTGGTAATGAACAAGAAGGTAGATCACAAGTTATCTCTACAGATGTTTCTGATACCATTGAAGGATTAATGCCTTCATTAATGAGAATCTTTACTGCAAGTGATAATGTATTTGAATGTGAACCTGTTGGGCCAGAAGATGAAGAAGCAGCTAAACAAGCAACTGATTATTTAAACTATATTTTCTATAAACAAAATAATGGATTTAGTGCTTTATATACTGCGTTCAAAGATGCACTTATTCAAAAAAATGGAATACTAAAAGTTTATTGGGATGAGTCTGAAAAGACAACTCGAGAAGAATATAAAAAATTAACTGATGATGAATTTATAGATTTAACTAAAGATCCTGAAATTAATGTATCACAACACACAGAATATGAAGAAGAATTAAAAGATGATGATGGAAATGTTTTAGATACAATTAAATATCACGATGTTGTTTTACATAAAACGACAAAGTATGGAAAAGTAAATATTGAACCTATTCCACCTGAAGAATTTTTAATTGAACGTAGAGCAAAGTCTATTGATGATGCAAACTTTATAGCTCATAGAACTAACATGAGCAGAACTCAATTAATTGAAATGGGATATGATCCAGAGGTAGTAAACAACTTACCTATTGGTGATACAAATTATTATTTAGAAGATAGACATATTAGATTTCAAGAAACAGATTTTTCTGCACCACAAGACAGAGGTGATGATAGTACAGATGAAGTTTTAATACATGAGTGTTATGCAAGAATAGATATTAATGGTGATGGTAAAGCAGAACTTATTAAAGCATGTATAGCAGGTGATGGTGCATATAAAGTTTTAGGTATTGAAGAAATTGATTCAATGCCATTTATTTCTGTTACACCAATTATGATGCCACATAGATTTTATGGTAGATCAGTTTCAGAATTAGTAGAAGATATCCAATTAATTAAATCAACTGTTATGCGTCAAATGTTAGACAATATGTATCTAACAAATAATAACAGAGTAGCTATTCAAGATGGTCAAGTTGCAATGGATGATCTATTAACTAATAGACCAGGTGGAATTGTTAGAACTAAACAACCACCATCAAATGTTATTTTACCATTACAAGCTCAACCTATTACTGATCAAGCATCAGGTATGTTAGCTTATTTAGATTCAGTAAAAGAATCTAGAACAGGACAAACAAGACAATCACAAGGTATACAAGCAGATACATTAAATAATAAAACTGCAACTGGATTAAACCAAATCTTAACTCAATCTCAAATGAGATTAGAACTTATTGCCAGAACTTTTGCAGAAACTGGTGTTAAAGATTTAGCTAGAAAAATATTTGAACTTATATGTAAGTATCAACAAAAAGAACAGATCGTTAGAATTAGAGGTAAGTTTATTCCTATGAAACCATATGAATGGAGAGATAGAATGAATGTTACTGTAGCTGTAGGACTTGGCACAGGTTCTAAAGAACAGCAATTAATTTTATTAAATTCTATTTTAGAAAGACAACTACAAGCTATTAACTTACAACAAAATGTATTTGGCCCAGTTGTTAATGTTAAAAATATTTATCATACATTAAAAAAACTTGTAGAAAATGCAGGATTAGGAAATGTAGAACCATATTTCATGGATCCAGATGTAGGTCAATCACAAATGCCTCAATTACCTCCTAAACCTCCAACAGAGTTTGAGAAAGTTTCATTGGCTCAAGTACAAGGTGAAAACGAAAGAGCTATATTAAATAGTCAGGTACAAATGAAAAAACTTGAAACTCAATTCAGAGAAAAACTATTAGACTTTGAATTAAAAGTAAAAGATATGGAATTGAAATATAATACTAAGATAGATGAACTTGCTATGAAGTCTAGATCTATGGTAGAACAACAGCAAGTCAGACAATCTGGTGATATATTTAAAAAAATAATGGAAGGACAAAAGGAGTTTTTTGATGGGCAACCTAGACAAACAGATTCAACAGGGTCAGAAGGCGAAACAACTTCTTAACGACCCTCTATTGAAAGAGGCTTTTGAGTATCTCGCAGAACAATATAAGTCAGAGATATTTAATACAAGTTACAATGACCATGACCAAAGACAAGTACTTTGGATGGCATACAATATGCTAGACAAGATTAAAGGCCACCTTGTTAGCGTCATGGAAACAGGTAAACTAGCTTCCTCAGAGCTAGAAAATCTAACACGCCAATCTACTAAGTAGAAGCGTTCAACATAAGGAGCATACATATGCAATCAACTGATAAATCAGTTCAAGGTGCAGCAGATAAAATTTTAGGATTACTGAATCCTCAACCTGAAGCTCAATCAGAGCCAAAACAGGATGAAGGACAATCAGCTCCAGAAGCTAATGCTGAACCATCAGTAGAACCTGTTGAGGAACAGGCTACATCTCAAGAGAGCCAATCTCCGTCTGAAGAAGCTCCAGCAGAAGTCGAAGCTACTGAAAATAAGGAAGTAACAGAAGAAACTGTATCTGAAGTAGAAATCGAGAAACCAAATCTCCACCAAGTCAAAGTACAAGGTCAAGAGATGGAGGTTACTCTTGATGAACTTAAGGCAGGTTATTCTAGAGATTCCGACTATCGTCAAAAGACACACTCTCTATCTTTAGAGAAAAAACAATTCGATGAAGAAAGAAGTGTTCTTAGACAACAATACGACATGAAACTTAGAGAGTTAAATGAGGCAATATCTAGTGCTGAATCCATAGGCAGACAACAGTTAGATCCTAATGAATTGCAAAGACTTTATGAGGAAGATCCATCTCAAGCAGCTAAAATTGATTTTCAATTTAGGCAGCAACAAGAAAAGATTAACCAAGCTAAAGCCCAAGCAAGACAAGCTGCACAGCAGCAATATAATCAGTATCTATCTGAACAAAGAAGATTAGCACAGGAGCGTATTCCAGAGTTCTCTGATCCAAATAAATCAGAAACTTTTAAGAGTGGAGTTAAATCTACTTTAAAAAGTTATGGTTTTTCAGATCAAGAGATTGGATCATTAGCAGATCACAGAATGTTAATGGTAATTAAAGATGCGATGGCATACAGAGGTTTGAGAAATTCTAAACCTATTGTACAAAAAAAAGTCGCAAATGCTCCAAAGGTTATTAAACCAGGTGTTGTCAAAACAGAAAACTCTAAGCGTAGTGAAGTAAGGAACAAAATATCTAAGTTGAAGAAATCTGGTCGTCTTGAAGATGCCCATTCTGCAATCTTAGGTATGATAACTAAATAACCTTAGAGGAGAAAAAACATGGCACAACCAACAAACACTTTTGATACTTACGATGCAGTAGGTATCAGAGAAGATTTGCAAGATGTTATCTACTCTATCTCTCCAACTGATACACCATTTATGTCATCAGCAGGTAGAGAAGCTGTAAGAAACACTTTGCACGAATGGCAAACTGATAGTTTAGCTGCGGCTGCAACAAACAATGCTGTCATCGAAGGTGATGAAGCAACTTTAGATGCAGTTTCTGCAACATCAAGACTATCAAACACAACTCAAATCATGGACAAAACTGTCGTGATTACTGGTACTCAAGAAGCTGTAGATAAAGCTGGTAGAGCATCAGAATTAGCGTACCAAATCGCTAAAAAATCTAAAGAGTTAAAAAGAGATATGGAAGCTACTTTATTAGCAAATCAAGCAGAAGCTGCTGGTGACGCTAGTACTGCTAGAACTTTTGGTTCAATTAACTCTTGGATCGCATCAAATGACGTTTTTGGAGCAGGTGGTGCTTCAGGCGGATTAGGTAACACTGCTAGAACTGATGGTACTCAAAGAGCTTTAACAGAAGCTGATTTGAAAACTGTAATCAAAAATGTATGGAACGCAGGTGGTAACCCATCTGTAATCATGGTAGGCCCATTCAATAAACAGAAAATTTCTGGTTTTACTGGTGGATCAACTAGATTCGATGCATCTGAAGATAAGACTTTATATACTTCAATTGATGTATATTCGTCTGACTTCGGTGATTTAGAAGTTGTACCAAACTGATTCTCCAGAGATAGAGTTGTTCATGTCTTAGACATGGACTATTGGTCTATCGGGTTCTTGAGAGATTTCACTATGCATGAGCTATCAAAAACTGGTGACAGTGAGAAAAGACAAATGCTTGTCGAGTTCACACTAATCTCTAGAAACGAAGCTGCATCTGGTGGAGTTTACGACTTAACAACATCGTAGTAATATAATAATAGTGGGGGAGTTCTCCCTTTGTTCTCCCCCATTACAAACTATGAAGTCTTATGGAGATATAGACGGAACGTAGGAGAAACAAAATGAGAACATTAAACGACTATTTTTTAACAGCTAAAGTAACTGACATTAGTACAGCAGGAAGCACATTCGTTGCAGTACCTGATGGAGGTAGAATTGTTAAAATTATCAGCACAATCAAAAATGCTATCACAACTGCTAACGCAGCTTTATCATTTGAGATTGGTGGAACAGCAGTAACTAATGGTGGTATCACTGTTGCTTTCAGTGGTTCAGCTGCTGGGGATGTAGATACTGCATTACCAACTGCTGCTAATAGAGTAGAGGAAGATGGAACTATCGAAATCATTACTGATGGTGGATCTTCAACTGCTTGTGAATGTGTGATAACATTCGTAATTAGAAGATAAATCTTTTAGGGGGTGGCAACACCCCCGCTAAATTATAGGAGAAAAAATATGCATATAGGTATGAGGCCAGTAAGAACATTAAAACTTGGATCTACTGGAACATCATCACAAACAGCAGCTTTTGGAGCTAATATTGAATATGTTAGAGTCATAACTGATGCTGATGTTCATGTAGAAATAGGTGTAAATCCAACTGCAACAACTTCAACTATTTATATACCAGCAGATGATGTTGAGTATTTCAAAGTATCTGAAGGAGAAAAGTTAGCAGCTATTGGAACTGCAAATGTTTATATAACTGAATTAAGTGAGTAATGAGTATTTTAAGATCAGTAGATCCAGATGGTACTAAATACTATTTTGAATCTGATGGTAAACTTACTGTCAAACAATCTCAAAATACAGACAAAGTCTTAAAAAGAAATAAAGAGTTATATAATAAAGGCGATTCTGGTTACAATGTAGGCAAAGACATGAAACGAGTTGCTAGTATTCCTACACTTGTTTTAACGCTTTGGGCAAAAGAATATAATGGCACAAACAATTGGTTTGGTTTGCCAGACGAAGTAAGAAAAAAAATTTTAAAAGAAAAACTTAATAGCAGTGATTACAGATACTTTAGAACTGCATCAGGTAAATTTTAATGGCACTAACAAATTATACAGAACTAAAAACATCAATAGCTAATTGGCTTAATAGATCTGATTTAACTTCAGAGATATCTGGAGATTTTATTGCATTATGTGAAG